CAGTGAATACCACAGTTGGGACAGTTATTTGGATGGGGCATAATAGTACTCCTAAAGTTTATTTACTCCTTTTTACAAATTCCCTTGATTTATGGGTTTTTATAGTCTAAACTCACGTCCATGTGAGACAAGGAAGTCGAACTCCCTATGGACGCAGAGACTGTACAAGGGACATAGACTGTTCTAAGCCTTCCTCAAGACGTTTGAATACTACCTTCACCATAGCGATATTGGTCACATACCCCATAGCTCTCGCCTCTTGAACTGTTTGTAGAACAGAGAGTTCTCTAGCCCAGCTATCCTCAAGGATAGCCCACAGGCTAGTATCAGATTTATGTTTCTTATCCATAATAATACTCCTAAGGTAATTGTTCAGTGATGAGCATGAATGCAACAGCAATACCTGCACACCACAGTACACCGTACACAATATCAGCCTTGGTTATTTTCATGGTATTACTCCTTTTGAGTACCTGCGAGAGCAGGATAGGCAGTCAGTACGATACAAGCTGCTAACGCAATTATATCGTCATCTGTAGGAGGAAGACCTCCCTCAAGGAAGCCTCCCACAGTACACAGAGCAGAGGCAAGATGTTCAAGATGTTTAGGAATAGTCATGATATACCCCCTGGATGAAAGTATAAGCAGTCAGGGACTCACTACGGTCACTGTCGTAGACAGTGAAGTCATGGTAAGTCACGTTATTTTCTGCTTGTTCAATGTAAGCATTAAGGATAGGCTCTACCTCAAAGGCATTGTCAGTACGAGAGAGAACAGCGCCAGTAGATGAGTAGATGAGTTGCAGCATGGTATATCTCCATAGTTTAAGGATTCACATTACAAATAGATGTTGTTCTTTCTATAGTTCTATCTTTAGTGTATGTGTAGGTGTATCTTTAGTGTAGGGTTATACCTACCCCGAAGGGTAGGCATAAGGTTATTCTGCTTCTTTGGTAAGAGCGATGAGTTTAGCCATTTCAGCTTTAAGCCTAAGCTCCTGTTCCTCCTCTACGTGGATGAGTTCGTTGTCGATGAGGGTGACTGCTCGGTTAGCCATGTTGGCAGTAGTGACAATGGTGCCTGTGATAGCACCTAGTACTTGGCCGATGGATGCGAAGAGACCGAGTGATTGTGGTTGGGTAGTAGACATGATGATTACTCCTTAGGTGATGGATGATTCCACTGTACAAATAAAGATAGTTAATGAATTGAGGAGGGGGGGATAGTTGTAGATTTGACCTTAGGAGAGTAAGTAATGATGCCATACCTAAATTATAAAATTTACAAAAACCTGATTTAGATTTATTCTACATTCCCGTTAGGGAATACTCCCTCCTCAGAAGCATTCTATCTTAATCGTCTATCCCGCTCGGGAATACTGTATAGTTGCCAATGTTATATATGCCCTATATATTGCAATAATCTTAACAAAAGGATACCTATATGAATTTACCTACAATTCTTAAGATTGGTCATTTGGATATTGATGTGGAGGAGATGAGTCCTACTGAGGCTCTCACCAACGCTTACTACGGGGTGTTCGAGTCTACGGAGTGCCGTATTAAGGTGTTCATGGGGGAAAGCCTGTATAGGACCTTAGAGGTCCTACTGCATGAGGTTAACCATGCTATCTACCATGTGTATCAAATGGAGGATGTACTTGCTGAGGAGACTGTAGCTAGTGTATTGGCTGCTGGTTGGACTCAGGTGTATAGAGATAATCCAGAGTTACTTGATTTTATTAAGGAGTGTATTGAGTGAGTTTTGTATATATAGCTAGTCCGTATACTCATGAGGACCCTGCGGTGATGCAGGAGAGATTTGAGGCAGTAGAGAAGGTAACTGCTGAGTTACTTAAGGATGGGGTGCAGTGTTACTCCCCTATTGTGCATTGTCATGTTCTGGCTCAGAAGTATGACTTGCCTATACATTATATGTTCTGGAGGGACTGTAACTTCGCTATGTTATCTAAGGCGAGTAAGCTATTTGTACTTCAGTTGAAGGGATGGGAGGAGAGTCCTGGTGTAGCCGGGGAGATGGGATTTGCTGCGGAGTGTTGTATACCGACTTATGTGGGAGAAGTTTATGCATGATACCACTCTGGTTATTGGGGATTGCCATATTGATGATGAGCAGGAGTTGGATAGGTTCGATATACTGTCTAGTCTGATTGTGGATACGAAACCAGAGATTATTCTGATTAATGGTGACTTCCTTACCCTTAACTGTCTCAGTGCTTGGGACAAGAATAAACGTAAGAAGATGGAAGGGAAGAGATATTCTAATGAGATTGATGCAGGGAATGAGGCTCTGGATAGGTTGTTTGCAGGTATCAAGGCATATAATAAGGGTAAGAAGAGGAATAAGACAAAACAGTACAAACCCGTTATTGTATATACTGAAGGGAACCATGAGGATAGATTGGAGAGGTATTTGGATACTGACCCTACTTTTGATGGTATGGTAGGTGTAGAGAGGGATTTGAAGCTGAAGGAACGAGGAATAGAGTTTATTCGGTATAGAGAGTACTTTTACCATATGGGGGTAGGGTTTACCCATATTCCCTTTAATAAGGTTGCTCCTATTAGTGGTGTGGATATTACCCGTAAGGCACAGATGGTTACAGTATCTAGTGTGGTATTTGGGCATACTCATGAACAGCACCTGAGTCATGTGCATAAAGAGGGTATGGACCATCTACAGGATACTTACAATACTGGGTGTTTCTTTGATAAGAAGGAAGACTATGTGCATGGTAGGGTGACTAATTACTGGAGAGGTGTGACTATATTGCATCACTGGAAGGAAGGTAGATTTGATGTGGAGTCCTTCTCATTAGGACGATTGGAGAGATTGTATGGGTGAATTTACACAGGAGCTGCTAGTTAAGAGCTTACCTAAGAATTTGAAGAATAGGGTTACTCCCGAGTTCGTGGATGAGCTTAATGGGATTATCCAAGACCCTATGCTACGGGAGAACTTCAAAGAGAACCTGTTGAGCTATACAGGGGTAATGAAGGACGGTAGGTACCGTCTGGATAAGTATGTGTCTGCTGTGAAGTATGTGAGCTATAGGCTCCTGGGTTCTAGTAATATAGAGTCGTACAGTAAGACCTTCCCTGATAGGATGCAGAGACTGCTTAATGAGGGAGCTGATGAGAAGACTATTAGTAGCTATGTAGCTGCTTATAATAAGACTCAGTTAGTTAATAAGATTATGGAGCAGACTCTTGTTCCTACTTATATACTCAATGCTCATATATACCAGAAGGCTATTAATGTACAGGCTAGTATCATGACTGACTTGGATGTGAGTCCTAAGGTACGTAGTGATGCTGCTAATAGCCTGCTTACGCATCTTAAGGTACCTGATGTAGGTAAGATGGAGATAGATGTGAAGGTTTCCCATGATAAGAGTATTGATGTTCTGAAGGCTGCTGTGAGAGAGTTGTCAGAGAAGACGGTGAATAGTATTAAAGATGGGGAGATGGGAGCAGGAGACGCTGCTAAGGCTCCTCTGGTGATAGAGGATGCTGAATATGAAGAAGCTTGATGAGTTCGAGGACTTAGAGCCTCATTTGGTGTATGTGGATGGTGGGTTCCTTAATCTATATACAGTGGAGTCTATTGAGTATCTGGAGGAAGCTAGTGTGGTGGTTATCAAACACCACTCTGGAGAGAATAGGCGGATTCAGTGTATTGACGACCAACATGCTCTGGATATAGTAGGACATCTACAACGTGCACATGATGCATGGGTAGATTCTCCTGAGATAGTGTGGCATTGATTATGGATAAGCCCCTAACAGTAGACCAATGGCTAGACCAAGCCCAGTATCTAGATGATGAGCACTATGTACCCTCACAGTTCGCTGTGGAGTTCATTACCTTCATCAAGTTGGTTAATGATGGTAAGGGAGAAGAGAATACTTCTCCTGTTATTCATTATAAGATGCTGGACCAGCTATGTAGTAAGGATGAGGATGTAGCTAATTTGTGCTCAAGGGGACTAGCCAAGTCTGCTGTATTTGGAGAATATTTAACACTATACTTGGCTGTGTTTGGAGAGATACCTGATTTTGGTGTGGTGGACTATATGTTGTATATATCTGATAGCATCGAGAATGGTGTTAAGAAGATGAGGAAACGTATAGAGAGACGAGTGGAGACTAGTAAGTTCCTGAATGAGTATGTACCAGAGTATAGATTTACTGACCTGAGGTGGTACTTTAAGAATAAGCAGGGGAAGGAGTTTGTAGTTACAGGACATGGTGTAAGTACAGGTGTACGTGGTACCGTAGAGCTTAATACGCGCCCTCAGCTCGCTGTAATAGATGACGTAGTGTCTGACTCAGATGCACGGTCTCCTACGCTTATAGCGGCTATTGAGGACATTGTATATAGTGCTATTGATTATGCACTACATCCCCAGAGAAGGAAGATAATTTGGTCAGGCACTCCATTCAGTGCCAAAGACCCTCTATATAAGGCTATAGAGTCTGGTGTATGGAAGGTTAACGTATTCCCTATATGTGAAGAGTTCCCTTGTGAGGAGAAGGACTTTAGAGGGGCATGGGAGGAACGGTTTACCTATAAGTATGTACTTAAGCAGTACAATAAGGCTAAAGGACAGGGTAAACTCCACAGTTTCAATCAAGAATTGATGTTACGTATCTCCTCTGAAGAAGAGAGAGTTATTAGTGACTCTGATATCATTTGGTACAATAGAAATAATGTATTACAGAATAAAGGCCAATATAACTTCTATATAACTACAGACTTTGCTACTACAGAGAACAACAGTGGAGATTATAGTGTTATATCGGTATGGGCATTCAATGCTAATGGAGATTGGTTGTGGGTAGATGGTGTGGTTAAGAAGCAGCTAATGGACGCTAATGTAGACGATTTGTTCCGCTTAGCACAGATATACAGACCACAACAAGTAGGTGTAGAAGTCTCAGGACAGCAGGGAGGATTCATTCCTTGGATTAGAAATGAGATGATGAGCAGAAATATCTGGTTCACCTTGGCTTCAGAGAATAATAAGGGCAAAGAAGGTATCAGGCCTGTAACCAATAAGATGCAGAGATTTAATGTTGTAGTTCCTTGGTTCAAGGCTAAGAAGGTATGGTTCCCTGAGGATATGAAAGATAGTCCAGAAGTAGTAGAGATGGTGAATGAACTGTCCCTGGTTGTACTGAATGGGTTTAAATCTAGGCATGATGACTGTATTGATACTGTATCTATGCTCTCAGCCCTAACTCCTTGGAAACCAAGTGAATATAGTGCTAGTCCTGATGCAGGTAATGGTGACTATATGTGGGAAGAAGATGACAAGGATGAGGTAGGTGCTATGGCTTCTTATATAGTTTAGTTGACTAGGTATCCATAGGAACTATACTTTACGCTAATTGTTAATGGGATTGTTTATAATGCTCTTATCGGAACTCCTTGAATCATTATCACTAGTAGAATTATCCCAACTAGCTGTTAGTGGGGAGAGTACGCGAGCGATACCTATAGATATGTATCCTGTAGTTATTACGCACATTAACTCTGCGCTATCGCAACTATACTCCAAATTTCCACTTAAACATCGTCAGGTAATCATCCAGCAGTATGCTCATATTGCTAATTATGTTCTCCATGATAGATACGCACGAAGCAATACTACCTCAACAGAAACGTATAAATACATCATGGACTCAGAGTTCGACATATTCACCAACGATGTAATTAGTGTAGATAGAGTATTTAATGAGAATGGGGATGAAGTATCTCTAAATAACGCAGATGATTACTATTCAGTATTTACTCGAGTCTATAATGTTATTCAGACTCCCTACCCAGAAGATGAGAATGCTTGGACAGTAATATATAGAGCATCTCCTACCAAGATAGATGTTAATATTGAAGACCCTTCTACAGTAGAAGTAGAATTCCCCCCTCATATGTTAGAAGCCCTTTCCGCATATGTAGCACATAAAGCTCTCAGTACCATCAATCCTGATGCCAGCAGTACTGCCATAGGCAAGTTCCTGCGGTTATGTGAGGATATGGATAAGTACGGCTTGTACAACCGAGACTTCAACACTAACCTAAAACTCTGGAGAAACGGATGGGTGTAAGAAATGCAATGAGTGCTCCGGGAGTACTCGTAGAAAAGTTCATCAATACTGCCTATGATGATGTTAAGAAGGTAGCTGATGAGCTTGAAGCTGTTACTGCTCTTAGTGATATTATCGAAGACGTGACCACTGTTGCACTGTTAGGTGATGAAGTCACCAGAGCTGCTGATGGTGTAGATGACTTCAATAATACCTATTATGGTTCCTTGGCTGAGGAACCGACTACCAGACCTGATGGCTCTGCTAGTCAGGACGGTGACCTGTATAAGAATTCCTCTAATAGTCTTGTGTATATATTTAACGATACTCTCTGGGAATCCATAGGACAGATATCTGTATCTGTAGAGAAGCAGACCATTGTTCCCGGTAACCTCGACGGAACTGATGTTAATATCTCTTTGGTTACGCCCTATACTGTAGGGAATAACAGTCTTGCTGTTTACATCAATGGCATTAACATGACTGGTAAGTATACCGAGTTAGGCCCCAACAACATTCAGTTTATTAACAATGTAGACATCATATTAGGTGATGAAGTACTCGCAGTAGTAGGTACTCTGGTATCTACTGTAGACCCTACTATACAGGTCACTAGTGAGTATTACGTTACTACTGGTGCCGCAGAGCAAGCAATAGTTCTGCCTAATGGTATGACTTATCAGCCTAACTCACAAAATCTAGAAGTATATGTAGATGGTGTATACCAGTTTGTAAATATAGGCTATACTGAGACTACCAATAACAGCATTAACTTAGCAGAGCCTGTAGACCTTGGTACTGAATTAGCGTTTAAGTCAGGGCATTTACTTACTACTCTTTCTTCGAGTGAGATGCGTGAATCTGTCAATGAGTACACAGGGGATAGTGTTGTAACTACCTCTGTTTGTGATACTGACCCTACATCTGCGAATATTGTACTTACCCTCCCTACAGTGGCTATTGCAGAAGGCAAGACGTACACCTTAACCAACCGTTCTGGAACATACAATTCAAGCTTCCTAGTGTCTCCTCTAGATACTGGAGTGTACATATTTGGTGCGACTAGTGGGGATACAGATACACAGGTTAATAACACGAGTAGTAACGGAGTACTTACTCTTAAATGCATAGAAGGACGATGGTTTGTAACCAGCAATACTACTGTACTAACTTACGGGTAATACACATGAATGAAGTAGATATTATCCAATTTCTCCTCGTAGGTATAACAACCTCCTTTGGGTTATTGATTATGATTCTAGGATGGATGGGGAACAAGGTGTATACAAAGCTTTCGGAGATGTCCACTTCTATGCACAATATTGAGCAGGATTTCCAAGGTAGACTTATTATCTTGGATAGACGAGTAACTACCGTAGAGACTAGGTGTAACTTACATCATGAAGCTAACTGAGAGATTTCTTCCAGAAAACTGCTACTCAACTAAACCCTT